GGGGGAAATAGTTAATATTTCTGGCTTTAAGATTATAAAAAACAATAAGGTTATCCAAAAGAAAGCGAATATAGAGCTTAGAAGAAATGAACATCTTTTATTAAAGGGTCCAAATGGTATTGGAAAAAGTACTCTTTTAGAATCCATCGCAAAAAATGAAGCAACAGAAATTAAAATAGCTCCTAATGTAAATATTGGATATTATCGTCAAGANTTTTCAACATTAGATTTTAATGAAACAGCATANAAGTCTCTTTCAAAGCTAGCTAAAAAACAATCNGAAGCTGAAATGAGAAAAATAGCAGCCAATTTCCTAATCACGGGTGATGTAATTAATTCAAAAANTGGAGATCTATCAGANGGCCANAAAGGANTNCTTTCTTTTGCAAGACTTGTCNTACAAGANCCAGGNCTTCTCATTTTAGATGANCCTACAAATCATATGAATTTCCGTCACATTAATGTTATCGCTGAAGCATTAAATAAATATGATGGGGCAATGATAATCGTTAGCCATGTATCAGATTTTGTAGACAAAATTCGCATTGATAAATATTTAGACTTAGAAAATTGATTGATTGGATTTTTTAATCTTTCAAAGATATAATAAAAATATGAAAAACAATTTAAAAATTTTGATTATTTACATTTCTTTTCATAATAAAAATACTGAAAAAATAGCCAGAGCAATAGGTGATGAGCTAGGTGCAAAAATAATACCTTTTTCAATGGCAAATATTAAAGAAATACAAGAAGCCGACCTAGTTGGTTTTGGTTCTGGTGTTTACTTTTCTAAGTTTCATAACTTGTTAAATAGGTTTATAGAAAATCTACCCAACATGAATAATAAAAAAACTTTTATATTTTCAACAAGTGGAATCAAGAAAAATATTATATTAAATAGATCCCACGAACACTTTTCTAAATGTAAAGGCAATTTAGAAATGTCCTACTTCCCAGCAATTTAGAAATGTCCTACTTTGCTGTTTATTCTCTCTTCTTTTCTCTTAAAGGAACCGCTTTTCCAAGGGTGATTAGCTGGTGGCTTCCAATCAGATTTCTTTCTAGTGATAGCGATTAGCTTAACATCTATCTCTTTTTGAGGTCTAGCGGGAAGAAGATATGAATTAAGTAAATGTTCCTTCTTCTTAATAACTGTCTTACCATCAACATTGGTCTGTACAATCACTTTGTCTCTCTTGAATACAGTTGTAGGCTGTATTTGTTCTAATTGAAAGTACTTATTCTCAAATCTTATTGTATAATCATTACAAACAACTCTTTGTTTTCTAATAGAGAAAATGTCTCTTAAATCAGTGTTATTATTTAGTATGCTATGTCTATTNTCTTTGTTCTTTGGTACTACGGCAAACCTTTTATTGAATTCAGGAATGAACTTCTCTTCAAGATACTTGTTAGCTTCTGCTCTGGTTGTTATTTTATGGAACCTTAACGCTTTAACTAATCTATCTTGTAATGTCTTGTTTGCTCTTTCTATTCTTCCTTTAGCTTCTGGAGAGTTAGCCATGATCATATTTATGCCTACTTCTTTNTTTGCTCTNTGAAATTGAGTAATCAGGTCCTTGTTATCTTCTGCTGACTTGTGATTTATCTTATACGTAGAGAACTTATCAAGATATATACTTCTAGGNATTCCGTTCTTTTCAATNTACTTTATCCAGAACTTAAATACTGCTATTACTCCTTCATTCTTATCAAATACTCCATGAGATATNTTTCCTGTAGCATCATCTATTGATAGTAGTAAGCACGANTCTTCTTCACCAAACCATTTATGATANCTTCCATCAAATTGTTGCATTTCTCCATAGNTATNCTTTCTTTCTCTCCATTCATGATGCTTTTCTTGCTTTCTNTTCTTNGAAGTCCATATTCCTTCTTTAATCATCATTAATCTCANNGTTTCNTTATTCACCACCACCTTATTNTATTCTAACAGATATTCAGAGGCGAGAGTNGGTCCGAANNGNCTATACTGATTATGTATNAAATNCTTAATGGTGTTTTCCTTTTNNCTNCTCATCTTTCTATTNCTAGGCCTTCCTCTNCTTTTGTGAACAATTCCNTTGGGTCCNAATAGTAGAACCATTGATTTCATTCTTCTCACNTGTCTTGTAGATANATTCAAGTAAGAGCTGGCTACTGTTCCATTGATCTTGTTNTCTATTAAATCATTGATAGTTCCTAATCTTCTAACTTCCTTTTTTGTCATAGTAATTGTTTCTTTTTCTTTCATGCATATATATATTATTGTTATTAATACATATATACATTAAAAGTCGTTACTAGGACATTTCTATCTTGCTCTAGGTAGGACATTATCATATTGCCACTACATAGTTTAATTTAATCTATGCAGATTAAAGGTTTTGTGATAATATATATGTACAATTTAATAAAAGTAGCCTAAACTTTTAATTTTTATTAAAGGCATGGTGAAAAAAGACGTATCAAGCATGAAGAACCCATCATGGGATTGCTTGATACGCCATATCGGGAAACCGGTATGAATGGCTTTGGTCATTGCCTGTGGTGGGCTTTTTGTATAAAAATCATTACAGGTGCGAGATAATTAATAATTAATAATAAATATTATGGAGGAACAAATTAAAAAATGTCCAAAATGTAAAGAAGAAATTAAAAAAGACGCAAAAAAATGCAAACATTGTAATGCTGACTTGAGAAGTTGGCCAGAAAGACATAAAGTTTTAACTTTTATATTGTTTTTAGTTTTTTTAATAACAATGATAAATATTTTTACAGACACAGATAGCTCTCAAAAGAAAAATAATAGTTCGTATAATTATACAACTCAAAAAACACAATTAATAAAAATTGATGCAGAAAAATTATGGGAGGAATATGATGACAACGAAGTTTTAGCTGATTCAAAATATAAAAATAAACAACTTCAAGTTACAGGGATTATAGCAAGAATACAAAATGATCTTTTTGATGGAAATCCATATATTGTCCTAGAGGGTTATCCAGGGGCTACAATGATGGGAATACAGTGTGATTTTGATAGTTCGTATGAGTCTAAGATATCTAAGCTCAAAAAGGGAGAGGAATTAATTGTTACAGGAACTAATAAGGGAGATTTTATTAATATATCATTAGAAGATTGTCATTTTTGAATTTTTTATAAGAATTATATGAATATAATAAATTAAATATGTGGTATATAGTTTTAACAATTATCGTGTTAGCAGTTTTATTTTTAAAAGGGTTTGATAAAATTGCTGGGAGAGGACCATCGCAAATAAAAGATGGAATAAATAATTCCATTATTAATGAAGAAAAAGATAGAATTCCTTGTCCAAAATGTGCTGAAATGATTAAAAAAGATGCAAAAACATGTCGTTTTTGTGGAACAATAATTAAAAAAAAGAGGAAATAAGTAGATAATAAATCTTTACTTTTATCCGTCCATACTTTATTATTAAAATATGAATTTATCAGAAAATGAAAAAAGGGATATTCTAAAATATATAGAAGCAGGAAAGCCTTTGCCTGAGAAATATAGATTCTTGTTATTTAATGATAGTAGAGAAGTCGAACTTCTTTGGAATGGAAAAACAGATGAGGTTGAGAATACAGTTTTACCATTTCAAACAATAGAACATATTGATGAGCCTAGAGATAAAAGTAAAATAAAGATACAAAATTCTCTTTTCGATCTTTCTGGAAGACAAATACAAGGATGGACTAATAAATTGATATGGGGAGATAATAAATTAATTCTTTCATCTCTTAAAAATGGTCCATTAAGAAAACAAATAGAAAAAGAAGGTGGTTTAAAATTAATATATATTGATCCTCCATTTGATGTTGGGGCTGATTTTTCTTTTAATATAGAAGTAGGAGAAGAGTCTTTTACTAAAAAACCATCTATTGTTGAAGAAATAGCTTATCGTGATACTTGGGGAAAAGGTGCTGATAGCTTTATTTCTATGATTTACGAGAGATTAAAATTAATGCATGGACTGCTTGCTGATGATGGAAGTATTTATGTACATTGTGATTGGCGTTTAAATAGTAGTTTGAGATTGGTTTTAGATGATGTTTTTGGAAGAGATAATTTTAAAAATGAAATTATATGGAAAAAAAGAAATATACCAAATGCGCAATCTAATTTTTATTCTCAGGTTTATGATAGTATTTTATTTTATTCTAAAACAAAAAATTATATTTTTAATAAAATATATTTACCTTTAACAGAAAAGCAGAAAGAACCTTATAGATTAAGTGACGATAAAGGGCGTTTTAGGTTGATAATGCTAGAAGCTCGTGGAAAGCAAGCTACTGTGAATAGAAAAAGTTTTGAATGGAATGGTCGTAGAGCACAATGGCTTTACTCGAAAGAGAAATTGAGTGATTTTTATAAAAAAGGATATATTTATGGCGATAAAGATAGAGGATATTCAAAGAAACAATACTTGGATGAAGTAGAAGGGGTTTTGTTGACAAATATATGGAATGATAAATTTGTAGCTCCCTTACAGGGTGGTTCTAAGGAATTTCAAGATTATCCCACTCAAAAACCAGAAAAGTTATTGGAAAGGATAATAAAAGCATCTTCAAGTGAAGGTGATTTAGTTGCAGATTTCTTCTGTGGATCTGGTACAACTTTAGCTGTTGCTGAAAAATTAGGAAGAAAATGGATTGGATCAGATTTAGGAAGATTTTCAATTCATACAACAAGAAAAAGAATGATTAATATCCAAAGAGAATTAAAAAAAGAAGGAAAAGATTTTAGAGCTTTTGAGATTTTGAATATTGGAAAATATGAAAGAGATTATTTTGTTAATGTAAATGAAAATTTAAGAGAAGAAGAAAAAAGAAAACAAAAAATAAGAAAGGAAAAAGAATTTATAAAATTAATATTATCTGCATATAGAGCAGAAGAAGTAGAATCTTTTAATAATTTTGTAGGAAAAAAGCGTGACAGATTAGTGTCGGTTGGTCCTCTCGATGTTCCTGTGACAAATAATTTTATAGAAAATATTATTAAAGAGTGTAGAGAAAAAGGGATAACAAAAGTAGATATTTTAGGATTTGATTACGAAATGGGAATAAATTTCGAGGAAGCAAAAAAACAAGGAATTAATATTCAATTTAAAATAATTCCAAAAGAAGTTTTTGATAAAAAAGCAGTAGAAAAAGGGCAAGTTAAATTTTATGATGTTGCATATATAGAAGTGAATCCAATCATTAAAGGAAGAGGAAATTTAAAAGAATTGGCAATAGAACTAACTGATTTTAGTGTTTTTTATAATCAAGACAATAATGGAGAATTGGAAGAAAAATTAAAAGCAGGTGGAAATAAGGTTATAATTGAGAATGGAGATGTTGTTAAGCTATCAAAAGATAAGGCAGGAATTATTGAAAGAGAAGTTTTAACAAAAAATTGGACAGACTGGATTGATTATTGGTCAATAGATTTTGATTTTGAAAGTAAGAAAGAAATAGTAAAAATTATAAATGAAGATACTGGAGAAGATGAAGATAAATGGACTGGTTCGTATATTTTTGAGAACGAATGGCAATCTTTTAGGACTAAAAAAGACAAAAGGATAGAATTATTATCGGCGAGCAAGGAAGTGTGTATTGGAAGAAGAAAAATAGCAATTAAGGTTATTGATATTTTTGGAAATGATACAACTAAGGTAATAGAAATAAATATATAGATTATGTCAGAAAATATTAAAAAAGTTTTATATGAGCATTGGAAAATTATTTTTGGAGTTATTTTAACTTTAATAATTATTCCTTTTTTATTATCTTTAAGTAGTAATATTAATTATTTTTTTTCAGGATTAATTCCTCGTTGGTGGTTTTTAGTCTTAGGATTGGTATTGGTTGTTTCTATTTTTTTTAATATTATTTTTTATTTAAATAATAAAAATTTATTGAAAGAATTAGAAAAGAAAAACGATCTCAAAGAACAGATTTTAAAGGAAATAAATAGAGAGAATACGGAAAAAGCGTTATTGATAAATAATCTTATATATAAAGAAGACAAAAAAGAGGCTTTTTGTCCTTTTTGTTTTGAAAAAGATAGAGTTTTTCATAGGATGCAAAGAGTTTATAGTGAAAGATACGGAGAACCTTGTTATAATTATAGGTGTTTTGTTTGCGAAGGAGAAATAATAAATTCTTTTGATGAAGATATAAATAAAGATAATAAAGATATTAAATTTTAATATTGAGTAAAGAATATGGCATTACATAAAGATTTTTCAAAAGATAAATTTGCAATACTAGATCCTAAGATTAGATGGTTTCCAGCAGAAGAAGATTTAAGAGAAAAAGGGTATGAAAAATTACTTCCTCCTTTTGTTCCTGAATTAAGAGAGAAAATTAAGGAATGGAGAGATTATGATTATGAAGGGTGTACAGAAACATCAAAAGCATTATTGAATTGGTGGTTCAATGAAGAACATGTGATTTATAATGAAGATGGATCAAGTTCTTCTTTTCAATATTATTTTGCCCAAAGAGAGGCTGTAGAAACAGTGATTTGGCTTTATGATGTAGAAAAAGTTAAGGGTAAATATGACTTAATAAAATTTGATAAGTTAGGAAGAGTAAGTCCTAACATGTTTGATGAGGATTGGATGCGTTTTGTTATTAAGATGGCGACTGGAAGTGGAAAAACAAAAGTAATGAGCTTGCTTTTAGCTTGGTCATACTTTCATAAATTATATGAAGAAGATTCAGAATTATCTAAGAATTTTTTAGTAATTACTCCAAATATTATTGTATTAGATAGGATAAAAAGTGATTTTGAGGGGTTAAAAATATTTTATGAAGATCCTATTTTACCGGAGAATGGATACATGGGAAATAATTGGGAAAATGATTTTCAATTAAAATTACATTTACAGGATGATATAGGAACGATTTCTAAATCAGGAAATATATTTTTAACTAATATACATAGGGTTTACGAGGGGGATGTAAGAGAGTCAAGTTTTGAAGATAATAACACTTCTGATTATTTTTTAGGAAATAAAGTAATTGGAAAAACTAATGATTCAAAAGTTGATTTAGGTGAAATTATCCGTGAGGTTGATGAATTAATGATTATAAATGATGAAGCGCATCATATACATGATCCTAAAATGGCTTGGTTTAAGTCAATTGAAGATATCCATAATAAACTACTTCAAAAGGGTAAAAAATTATCCTTACAAATTGATGTGACTGCTACGCCTAAAAACGAAAAAGGAGAAATTTTTGTGCAAACAATTTCAGATTATCCTTTGGTAGAGGCTATACATCAAGAAGTGGTAAAAAAACCTGTTGTTCCAGACGAGGCCAGTAGGGCAAAATTACAAGAAAAACAAAGTTCATTGTTTGCAGAAAAATACGAAGATTTTATTAGATTAGGAATTGAAGAATGGGAAAAGGCTTATAAGGAATTGGAATCAACAGGAAAAAAATCTATTCTTTTTATAATGACAGATGATACAAAGAATTGTGATGATGTTGCCGTATTTATAGAACAAAATTATCCAAAATTAAAAGGGGCTGTTTTAACTATTCATACAAACAGAAGTGGAGAAATATCAGAATCAACAACTGGAAAAAAGGAAAAAGAACTTAAAGAATTAAGAGATAAGGCAAACAATATAGATAGTTTAGATAGTCCGTACAAGGTGATCGTGTCAGTTCTTATGTTAAAAGAGGGTTGGGATGTTAAAAATGTAACAACAATTGTTGGATTGAGAGCATTTTCTTCTGATTCCAAGATATTGCCAGAACAAACATTGGGTAGAGGATTAAGAAAGATGTTTTTTGGGCAAAATATCGAAGAGTATGTAAGTGTTTTAGGAACGCCACCTTTTATGGAATTTGTTGAGGCAATAGAAAAAGAAGGGGTTGAATTGGAAAGAAGAAAGATGGATAGAAGTGGTTCTCCAATTACTCCGACAGTGATTGAAGTTGATAATCAAAATGTGAAAAAAGATATAGAAACTTTAGATATTGAATTACCTGTTTTAACACCAAGAATACAAAGAGAGTATAAGAATCTTAAATTGCTTGATGTTGATGAGTTTAATAATGATAAAATAAAAGTTAAGGAATATACAGAAAAAGAAAAGAAGGAGATAATTTTTAGAGATATTGTTGAAAAAGAAATTCATCACAAGATTGTTTTAAATAGTTCAGTTGAGCCAAATTATCAAAGTGTTGTTGGTTTTTTTGTTCAAAGAATAATGAAAGAATTACGTCTTTTCGGATGTTATGATATTCTTTTTGGCAAAGTAAAAAAGTTTATTATTAATAATTTATTTAATCAGAGGGTTGATTTAAATGATTTAAATACTTTAAAGAATTTATCTGATCTAGAAGCAGTAAAAACAATTGTAGAAACTTTTAAAAAAGAAATAAATGATTTAACAGTACAGGATGTTGGCGATACTGAAATTAAAAATTATATAAAAATTGCTAGCGCAAGACCATTTGTTGTCAATGATCAGAAATATTTAATACCTAAAAAAAGTGTATTTAACAAAATAGTTGGAGATAGTGATTTTGAATTAGAATTTGCAGACTTTTTAGAAAGAGCAGAAGATGTTATTTCTTTTGCAAAAAATTATTATGAGATTCATTTCAAAATTGATTATAAAAATGCAAGTGGATCAATTTCTAGTTATTACCCAGACTTTTTTGTTAAAATAGATAATAAAATAGTTTATATTATAGAAACAAAGGGAAGAGAAGATTTAGACGATATAGAAAAAATTAAAAGATTGGAGCAGTGGTGTAATGATGCGAGTGATAGGCAAAAGAAAATTCAATATAAAATGCTTTATATCAAGCAAGAAGAGTGGGAAAAATATAACTTTAATAATTTTAAAGAATTAGTAAAAATTTTTAGTAAATAATTTTATATTTTTTCAATATGAATTTGTTTGTCTTTTAAAATAAGTTTATTTTTCAAACAAGAGAGTAGCTCTCGTTTTTCTTGAGTTGAGCCTTCTTCTAAAATGAATTTAAGGTAGTTTTTAATATCTATTTGATTGATCTCAATTTTTTGATATTTTTTATTAGAAATTAATCTTTGGAATTTTTTAAATCTTTCTATTTCGTGTTTGATTTTTTCTTTAATATAAAGTTTATCTATATTAACTTGGTTGATCAAGTCTTCTAGTTGTTTAATTAATTCTTCTTCTCTAATATATCCGCATGTACAATTCCTATTTCTGACTTTAGTACAGGTATAATATATATAGCTTTTGATGTCTCCGTTTTTAAGTTTTTTGTATTTTTCGTCAGCCGTAATTCCTGAACCACATAATCCACAGGTTAGAAGTTTAGTAAAAGCAAATTCTTTATTGTGTCTTTCTAGTGTACTTGTTCTATCTTTAATTTTTGATTGAACTTTATTGAATAATTCTTTATCTATTATAGGAGTATGTTTTCCTTGATACCAATTACCACTTTTTTTAGGATATTCAAAAGTTCCATAATAGAAATGATTTTGCAGAATTAAATAGATATTACTTAAAGTTAAGTATTTTTTATTTAATGTTTTAAAATTTAAATCATATCTTAACCAATTATATATTTGTCTTCCACTCCATCTTTCGTAAGCTACTTTTTCAAACATTTTTTTAATAATAGGAGATCTATCTTTGTCGATAAAAGTTTCACATTTTTTATCAAAACTTTTTTCTTTTAAGTATCCAGTTGGAGCAGGAGCAGGCCATAATCCCATTTCAACTCTAGTTTTTAATCCTCGTTTAACATTTATACTTTTATTATCATTTTCTAGTTTAGCTTGAGAGCATAGAATCATTAGAAGAAATTTTTCACTTGGGTTATTGGTAAAACATTGTCCATAAGTTTTAATTTCGACAAGTTTTTTTTGATCCATTAAATCAACTAACGATCCTAAATCTCCAGCATTTCTACTTAATCTATCAGGAGCCCATGTTAGGATGGCATTATATTTATCTTCTCGAATTCCTTTTATAACTTCTTCGTAAACAGGTCTTTTTCCTGAATCTTTAGCAGAATGAGATTCTCTTTTAATATCAATAATATTAAGATTTTCTTTTTCTGCTATTTTAAGCATTTCTTTTATTTGTGAATCAATAGAAAGAGCTTGTCTTTCGTCTTGTTCGGTTGATTTCCTGCTATATAGGCAGTATTTGATTTGAATATTATCTTCTATCATAGTTTAATTATGACAGAGAATACTAGTTCTGCTAAGTCTTTTTATAAGAATCCAACATATTCAGGAGGGTTGTGGATGTTACCTAATACAATCATCGAAAAAGCATCAGCTAGATCATCATGTTTTTCTACCCCAAAATTAACAATTTGCTCTATTAATCTTTCACATCCTTTTTTAGGAAAAAGAACTTTCCCTCTTTGCAATGATGAGCTAGTTAATATCAACCGGCTTCTTTTGTCAGAACTAGTTGGAACAGCTTCAACATCTAGGCATTTTTCTTCTAAAACTTGTACTAAAGATTTTTGATACCCGACGTCTTCTACGAAGAATAGGGGATAGCATCTATATTCTTTTTTGTAAAGCATATTTAATTCAACACATTTATCGAAGGTTTCAGGAAAAGTTAGTCTTTCATTAATTGGATTTGGAAGAATATACAAAATAGTTGCATATCCATAATCAACAGTTATACCACTTATAATGGCAGTGTAATCAGCAGTTTCTTTTTTCGATATCGCTGGATCTATAGATACTAAAACATTTGTTATGTCTTTTCCAGTTGGTAGCTCATCGTAATATTTAATCCATTCTTTATAAATAGCTTGATCTACATCGGGTACTATTTCTAAAAGGAATTCTCTTTTCCATGAAATTTCATTTCCTACTTTTTTCTTTTCTATTTTAATATCTTTTTTAGTTGGATATTTTCCTGGCCATAAACATTGATTTTTTTTATTTAATAAGGGGAAGGACATAAATTTACCGTCTATTTTATTTTCTTTAACTTCTTCTTTTGTTCTCATTAATAAAGAGTCTTCGTGAAGTAAATTTCCAACGATAATTAATCTAGTGTTTTTGTCTCCTGCTGGAATAACTTCCCCCTTTAACCATTTATGGGTTTTATTCCTACTTTCTCTTGTTTTCGTTGAAGCAATATTTTCTATATCATCAAGGATTAATAGATCGGGTCTGTTTTGATTATTTCTTATTCCTCTTATGCTTTGATCGTTTGAAGCAATTGTTATTCTTGCATTATTATTTGAGAATACTAAAGAAGCAGAGCCCCATTCATTGGAAACTTCTTTAAAGGGGCCAAGATCTTTTTTTAAAAGATCATTATTTTCAAGTTCAGTTCGTAAATTCATTAAGTGTTGTTTTGCCTGTGCTTGTGTTTGACAGAATATAACAACAAAATTTTTTTGTTGTTTTCCTAATATGGCCCAAATAGGGTATGCAGTTGTAACAATAGTTGATTTTGCAGATCCTCTAAATGCTACAATGAATAAGTTTTCATTACTTTGATCTAAGTATTCTATTATTTCTTTTTGAAAATCTGCAGTTGGATATTTTATATAATGAGAAAAGTAAAAATGGAAAAACATAAAAAAGTTTTCTCTAGTTATTTCTTTTCTTATTTTTCCATCTTTAATCATTGCATTGATTATTTTTTCTGGAATGATATCTGTTGTATTGTTTTTATTTTTTATTTTCATTTTTTTATTTGTTAATTATATTAGAACCTAGAGATAATGCTTCTCTGACTATTTTTTCTTGTTCAGGAGTTAATTTTTCATCTTCAGTCTTGGTGGTAATTTCTATCTTATCTTTGAATTTAGAATTTCTATGCTTTAACCAAAATCTAATAGCAGACCAACTTTTTTCTTTGATTAATGTTAATAATTGACTTTCTGTTAAATCATTTATAATATCTTCACCTTCAGATATTGCGTCATCCATTTTTTTACTAAATTCAATATCTTCTTTTTTCCAACGATATATACTATTTCTTGATATTCCCGATTTTTCGCAAGCAAGTTGCACAATAGGAACCTTTTTTAAATGATTTAAAAATATTTCTTGAATTTTATCTTTTTTCATAGTAATTTTTTATTATTTTTACTTTTTTATTTGTTAATTGTTCGTATCTTTTAATGGCAAGATCGCAAAATATTGGTTCAATTTCTAAAGAATAGACCTTTCTTTTTAATTGTTCGGCACAGATCATTGTACTAGCTGATCCGGAAAAGGAATCTAAGATAATATCTCCAACTTTTGTGCATCTTTTGATAGCTTTTTCATGTAATTTTGGTGGTTTGCTTGTAGAATGTTCTAATTGATTGCTTGGTAATCTTTTCATTGTCCAAATATTTGAAATTTCATCCAATAAATTATTTCCATTAGTTAGCTCTTTATTCATAATTTCATTTAAATTTTTAAAAGAATTGGATAAAAATGGAGATCCTTTTGTTCCATAAACGCAAAATTCTGTTGCTTTATTGAATGCAATTTTTGGAGTAGGGGAAAATCCATTTTTTAACCAAATATTTAGTCTTCTATTTTTAATTCCTAATTCGTTATATAAAGTTTGAAAAACCCACACCCACGCTTCATCACACCAGTAAAAACAGTGAGTGTTTTTATTTGATACAGATAAAGCAGATACAAGAGTTTTTTTAATAAATTCTTTATATTCTTCAGCAGATTTATTGTCATCAACGGTGCCGCCGTAATTACTTTTATTTCCTACGCCCTTGTCATAATTTAATCCGATATTATAAATTGGATCACTATAAATCATGGAAGTTTTTTCATTCTTGAATAATTTTTTAACAGCTTCTTTGTCTGTTGAATCAGCGCATAGTAATTTATGTTTTCCTAGTATGATTAAGTCACCTAATTGTGTTTTAGTTTTTTTTATTTTTTTAATTTCTTCTTCAATATTAAAATTATCGTCATCTGATTCAAGCATATTATCCCAAGCAGATTGAAGATCTTCTTCTTTAAATCCAAGATCTATAAGAATATCTTTTTCAAATAATTCATTTAATGCTGAGAAATCCCAATCACCAGAAATAGCATTTAATTTAAGATTTAAAATTTTTTCTTGTTTTATATTAAGGTTAATATATATGACAGGAACTTTTTTATATTTTATTTTTTTAGCTATCTTTATTCGAGCATGACCCCCGATAAGTATATTCATTCTTTCGGGATTAGAATTTACGATAACAGGATCAACTAGTCCAAACTCTTTTATGGATTTTTCTAATTGTAAAAGCATTGCTTTATCGTGAATTCTTGGATTATATGTTGATAATTTTAGTTTGTCTATTTCTATGTATTCAATTTTATAATTTTTATTATTCATATTTTTTTATTTAAGTTTGTTATTTATAAAAAAAACCTATTCTACAGCAAAAAACATATAATATTGTTCTTTACCGTAGAATAGGTTCTTCCTATCGTGGGGCAATTAATTTTTACCAATTAAGGCAAGTACGCCAATTTTATTTACTGTATTTATATAATTCAAATGAATTTATAAATTCGTATTTTATTTTCTTTTTTTGTTTGGTGTTTGAGAAAGGGCACTTCCAGCAGCTATTTTAGAAGCTTTACCAGTTCTTCCATCTCTTAAAACTTTACTAGCTTTTGAGGCAGCTCTTTTACTAGTAACTTTTTTTGAATTATTTTTATTCATATTTTTATTATTTATTTATTATATTTCTCCACAAGGTGGATTGAAGTAGTTTCTTAATTTTTTTTCTTTTTCTAATCTGTCTTTTTCATTTTTTTCATGATGAAACCAAAGATATGTACCATTGTAATTTTTCCAGCAGTTACGTCTTTCGTGATTGGGAATTCTTTCTTTCAAATTTTCAGTTTCTCCGATATCTATTTTATTAATAGCGGAGACATCTTTTGTAATGATGTATATTCCAGCAACTTCATTAAAGTTTGTATTAATTGAATGAGGTCCATCAAATACATATTCTAATATATTAATTTTTGTCATATTCATTATATTTTACTGATTACATTTTAATTATATCAAAGACTGAAATAATAGTCAAGTACTTGAACATTAATTATAAAACTTGAACAGACTAACTTGACCATTTAAAATAAATTATATACAATAAAAATATAAATAAATTAAAAAATTATATGCATATATTGCAAAAGAAAATTTTAGAAGTAGCAGAAAAAGTAGATTTATCAAAATGCGGATTAAGGAAATTGGGTAATTTAGTTGAAGAAACCCATCCTCAAAAAATAAAGCATCATTTAAGTCAATTGGAGCAGAAAGGTTGTGTTGAGTTAAATAAAGAGAAAACTAGAATTATAAAACTCCTGAAGAATAGTAAAAAAATAAATGATGTAAGATTATTTAGAATTCCGATTTTTGGATATGCTAGTTGTGGTCCGGCTACAATGATTGCAGAGCAAAATCCAGAAGGGTACTTATCTGTTTCTAGGTCTGTTTTAGAGAATAGAAACGTAAAAGGTTTATTTGTTATTAGAGCTGTTGGAGATTCTTTAAATCGTGCACGAAATATTAATGGAGGGAATATTGAAGATGGAGATTTCGTGATTATTGATGGCAATAAAAAGAATCCAAATGATGGAGAATATGTTTTATCTGTTATTGATGATGTTGCTAATTTAAAAAGATTTTATAAAAACGAGAAAGAAATTAGATTAGTTTCAGAATCATCATTAAATATTCAACCCATAATACTTGATAAGAGAGATTTAGCAACTTTTAATTACGTAATTAACGGTGTAATCCTTAGGGTTATTAAACAATAAAATGGCTTTTTCTAAATTTACTATTAAAAATTTTAAATGCTTTAAAGGAAAAAAATCCTTTATTTTTGCTCAACCAAATAATTTAATGGGGTCTGGTATAACTTATATTGTTGGAGCAAATAATTCTGGAAAAACAACAATTATTGAAGGGCTATCAAAAAAAGACGAAGATAAAATTAAATCATCTGAAAAAATGCAGGCAGAGGAGTTAGAATTTATTTTATATGAAGGAGGTATTGTAAAAAGTAATTGTAAGTTAATACGTTCAGAATCTTACACAATTAAAGAAGATCCAAGAATAAATCAAGAAGAAAGATTTGAGATTATTTCTTCTAGAAGACATTGGGAGCCAAATGCTAATGGGAAATATGAAAATGTAGGAGATAGCTTGACAGATTCTTTTAATTTTAAAAACAGACAAAATAGTATAAATGTTGCTTCTGAACTCAAGACTATAGAGACGAGTGTTGAAAAATATGATAATTTCATTAATTTAGTAAAACAAGTTGTTCCGGAATTTACAAAATTTGCTGTAGCTTTTGAGGAAAATGAATATATAGAATATATTTCAGGATCTGGAATAAGACACAAGAGTAATTTGTTGGGGGATGGAGTTGTAGCTGTTATTAGAATTTTATTACATTTATATGTCGATAAATTAAATCCTCTTATTATAGATGAGCCAGAGCTTTCTTTACATCCAGATGCACAAAAAAAACTTTTAAAGATTATCGCAGAATATTCAAAAAAAAGACAAATTATAATAGCAACTCATAGTCCTTATTTTATTGATTGGGAATATTTAAAAAATGGAGCAGTTATTAATAGGGTTGTTAAATTTGGAGACAAAGATTCTAATATTTTTTCAATAGATGATTTTAGTAAATATATAAATTTGATTAAATCTGCAAACTGGCAACAGCCATATTTATTAGATGTAGTTGCAAAAGAAATATTTTTTACGTCTGACAATATTCTTTTTCTCGAAGGACAAGAAGATGTTGGATTATTGAGAAGAGAAAAAGAATTAGAGGGCATTAATATTTTTGGTTATGGAGTACGAGGTAAGGATAATTTTGAATTTGCATTGGAGCTTGTTAAGGATTTGGGATATAAAAAAGTTTCTTGTATTTTAGATAATGGAGAAAGTGAGTTACAGATCAAAAATAGATTAGAGAAAAAATTTACACAATATCAAATTATTCAATGGAATAAAAATGATATAAGAGATAAGGAAGTTCATACTTCAGAAAAAAAAGAAGGATATTTTGACAAGAAAGGAAATAAAAAAGATAAAACACTATTAGATGATTTTGATAGTAAAATAAAAGAAATTAAGAATTACGTAAAAAGTTAATTATGGATAAATTCATATTTAAAAAGCTTAAACATAAACCGATAGAAGCTTGTTGTGTTAAAATAATTAAAAAAGATTATCTTTCTCCAGATTTTAGCATTGATTTATATAATAATAATTTAACAACAGGTACTGGATGGTTAACACTTGGTTGTATTAAATCTAAAGAAATGATTTTTATTTTAAGATGGGATGAAGATGACGATTTAATTGATGTCGATATGAAAAACTTAAAAACAAAAGAATCTTCAAAGAAATTTTATGGGCATCATTCGAGGAAATTAAAGTTTAAGAATAGTAGGAGATATCTTATTAATATAAGAATTAAAGACAACAAAGAAGAAGTATTAATTTTTAAGGGAATTTTAGAAATTATTATAAAAACATCTACAAGATTAGAAAAGACACTTGAGTATAGAATAAAATTGCCTAATGGAGAAATAAAGTAAAAAAATAATATCAAAAGAAAAATTAGAAGAATTTAAATTAATATATAGAAAGGAATTTTATAAAGAAATATCGGATCAAGAAGCGTTAGAACGGGCAACTAAATTATTAAGATTGGCAGATATTATATATGGATCATTAATAGAAGATAAAAGAAAAAAAGATTATCATATGAAAATAAAAACATTACAGATATCAAACATAGCAAGCTTTAAGCATGTAGAAGACATGGAGAATGCTGAGAAAATTGAATTTAAAAAAAATATTAATATTTTAATTGGTAGTAATGGATCCGGTAAGTCAACAATGCTTGAAGTGATTAATTTTATTTTCAAGAGAATTATTTTTATACCTTATACTGTAGATGGAAATTTGTACAAGCAAAGAAATAGTATTGATATAAATCAAAAAAAGAATATTTTAAAATTAATGTCAGGAGCTAATTCTTATAAGGATTTTCTTCTTGAAAGGAATTATGATTTTCAAGATAAAACACAAAAAATAAGAATAGTTTTAGAGTTGGACGAGATAGATAAAGAAAATATTGAGTTTTTAAAAAACAATAAGAAAAATTTTTCAGGAATTTTAGGTAAATATTCTACAGAACAGGTGTTTAAAGACGAAAATTATAGTGATGAATATATATTAGACATAGAATTAGATAGCGAGAGTAATAATTTTTCAATTAAAACGAAAGAGGATTTGGGATTTATATACCTTAAGGCTTACAATTTATATAAAGAAGTTATAGAAATCCATAATCAAGAAAATCCTAAGAAGAAAATTAATAACCTTGCAGAATCTTTTACGTTGATTGGCAGTTATAGGAATTATAGTAATTATTCTAGGAATACTTCTTTAGCTAATGGAAATACTGCAAAAAATCAAATTCAAAGTATTAGAAATAATAATTTTTCTAGAAGTGTTAACCAATTAGAGAATTCTGAGCCTTCAATTTTTAATTTGGTAAGGTTGCAAATGGCAGAAAGATGTTTTGATTTAATAACACAAGATAAAACTCAGCAAGAATGTGAAAATGCAGCAAACAAACTTTCATTTGTGAGAAAAATAAATGAAAAGTTAAAGATAGTAAATTTAAAAATGAGGATAAAGTTGATTGATTTGTCGGCTTGGCAATTTGATTTTGCCTTTATTGATATTAAAAGAAAAATAGAAATAGAAAAAATAAGCTCTTTAAGTGCGGGGCAGAAAGCAATTATTCATCTTATTTTAGAAGCGTATGGAAGAGAAGAATTAAGAGGGGGATTAGTTATTATCGATGAGCCAGAAATACATCTTCATTATCAATTTCAAGATGAGTATGTAAGAATTATTGAAAAATTGAACAGTGAGCAAGGCGCTCAATATATACTTGTTACGCATTCTGAATCTTTAGTTAATTCAAAAACAATTAATAAAGTTATCAGGTTTTCTTTAAACAGAAAAAATTATACTCAAATTAATAATCCTTTAATAAATACAGCACAACATTGGTTAATCAGAATACTTGATATTAAAAAAGCAACAAATGTATTTTTTGGCACAAAAGTTTTGTTGGTCGAGGGAGAGACTGATTACTATTTCTTTAGAGCTGTTTTAAACTGTTTAGAGAGTCAGCGTAAAAAGGGATTAGTTCAGGATATTACAGTGATTAATATTGATGGAAGGGATAATATTAAAGAATGGAAAGATTTGTTTGAAAGGTTTGGATTAAAAGTTTTTTATATAACAGATTTAGATTATGCTTATAATTTTTATCCTCGAGAACCGAAAATTAAATTAAACAATGTAAAAGCGATTAATAGTTTTATTTTAAGCCATTCAGATGTTTATAAATTAATTGAGAATGAATACAAAAACAATATATTTGTACTAAAGCATGGAACTTTAGAAAAATATTTAGGATTTTCAAAAAAAGCAAAGATGAAAAATGTAATAGTTTTTTGTGAAAAGAAACTTTCCAATTATTTTAATACTATTGCTGATAAAAAAGTAGAAGAGATTAAGTTAATTACAGATAAAATTATAAAAAAATAAATTTATTATTAAAAAGTGACATATATGTGTAATTTTTTATTGAAAAAAGTGTCACTTTTGTCACTTTTTTGCTATAATAAAAACACGCACGAAGAGCGTAGAATAAGAAAAAGTAAGAATGATTGAGGAAGCATTACAGGTGTTAGAAATTCAATAGTTCTAACTTGAAGTGCTCAGCCAACTTTGAGCGTATGCGCGAATAGATTGGAATTGCAGTGATGTAGGAGGTAGTACAAGAGCAATACTTAAAAA